GGAGAAAGAAGACAATTTTTTAAAAGCTTTTGAAATGGCAGAAGATAGGGCAAGTGGGAAAGCTATCCAAAGAAATGAAAACACGAATATAGACGATGACAACAGACCTTCAACAGAATCGCTCATCACAACTATTAGAGACCTTAGAAAAACAATTGAAGATCTTAGAAATGGAGTTGGGTTGGAGAGAAAGGAATGACAGACTCCAGTTTTTCGAACCAAACGGAAAACAAGAAGAATTCATTAACAATTTCGGATCTTCGAATTCTCTTATCAGTATATTCTCGGCGGCCAATTCCTTGGGGAAAACGACTCTCTTGGTTAACATTCTTGGTAATTTGGTCTTTGGTTCCCAAAATAAGTATTTTTCGCACCCAATTTTCCACAAATGGCCCTACACAAAGCGAGCGAGATACGTCACTAATCCAAAACTTGTTGAAGAAATTGCGCCATTTCATACGGAAATTCAAAAATGGTGGCCTAAGGGTCGGTACGAAGCCATTAAAGCGGGAAAAAACTATTTCAGCCAATACAAAGCAAATGGATGGGTTATTGATGTCATGAGTTACGACCAAGATCCATCACAATTCGAAGGAGCGACCCTGGGACTCGCTCTGTTCGACGAACCGCCCCCGGAACAGTTATGGACACCAACCATACGAGGATTGCGCGGAAAGGGGAAATCAGGCGTTTTTATGACTCCCTTAACTCACGCAGCATGGTTTTATGAGGAAGTTGTCCCATCCCACAAAGAAGACATTGTTTATGGTTCCATGGAAAACGGATGCAAAGAGCATGGACTAAGAGGCCATTTGGATCATGAAGCAATTCAAAGGCAAATTGACGAGCTTATAAGAACAAATCCGGAAGAAGTAGAAGCCAGAGTTCATGGAAAGGCAATGTATTTAAGAGGATTGATATTCAAAGCATTCGATCCCAAAATCCATGTACTTAAGGAACCTGTTGTATGTCCACCTCATGCAAGCTGTTATCAGGTTGTGGATCCGCATGATGATAAGCCATTTGCAGTGACTTACGCATTCCCGGATTCCAGAGGAGATATTTACATACACGACGAATGGCCGAACGAAGATTTTTACAAGATGCATAATTGCCAATTGACTGTAGATGATTACATCAAGATTTTTAAGGACAAAGAACAGAAGTGGTATATGTACAAAAGGATAATGGATCGGAGATTTGGAGAAGTAAGTCACGCGGGGAACAGAAAGACGCTCAGGGAAGAATTTCAATTGAAAGGGTTTAATTACGAGCCGAGTTATTCTGCCCAGGAGGAGATCGAGACAGGGATCTTAAAGGTTAGACAGCATTTGTCTTATGACACATCAAAACCGATCAGTGATTTAAATCACCCAAAAATTTACATTAATCCTCATTGCACAAACACGATTAAGAGTTTATCGATGTGGGCAAGGGATCCAAACACTGGCAAGGTGCAAGAGGCGTATAAGGATTTTTGTGACAATTTGAGATATTTACTCATGGCAAATCCCCGGATGAACGAGGAAATTCCCCGGAACACGCCAAATCGATACGGTTAGAAGGTTAGGTAAAACGTTATGGAATCAACAATTTACGAAGCGGGACAAATTCAAGAAGAAATTGATCCGTTGGCGAAAGTTCCTATTTCTCAACTTATAGACCAGGAAGTTGTTGGGATGGTAATGAGTCGTTATAAGGTTTCCGACCAAGACAGGCGCCAGCATAGAATGGTTTGGGATCAGGCATGGAGAGACTACAGGCAAGTTCCCAATAGAACTGGAAAGAAGCCTTGGCAATCTGCGATTGTGATGCCGCTCATTACTAAATCGACCGAAGTTATCGTTGCGAATATGCATGGGGCTATTATGGGGCCTGAAATGCCTGTCGAATGGCAATCTCGCGGACGTCCTGATTTAGACGAGAAAATTCAAAAACACAATCGAGTCATCGGTTACGATTTTGAAAAGTCCGATGTTAAAGTTCATTGGACAGATTTTTTAAGAAGTTGCGTTTTGTTGGGGACTGGGATTGGAAAGGTTGATTATGTGAAAGAGTCTGAGCAAGTGATGATTAAAGAGCGACGCCAACCATCTGTAATGGACTCAATTATGGCGAAGTTTGGCAAAAATCCTCAATTAGAAAGATTTACGGCGCAAAATGTATTAATTAAAGATTTTGCGAGGTTTACAAATATTGATCGTTACGATATTTATCAGGAACCAAACGTGTCCGACATATCGAAAGATATGTGGGTTATAGAGAAATCAAAGATAACGAATAAGCGATTAATTGATGGAGCGAATGACCCTGACGAATATTACAGGCTTAGTAACATCGACAGTAATGTTTTGATGGGTGGAAATTACAGGGCTCAGATTGACCCTGAGAAGCAGCAAAGGCGATTGGCATTTTTAGATTACAACGTTGAGAATCATTTCCTCGAACCCGATCAACAGCATGATTTGTATGAGTATTATGGTCCTATCCCTGCTTGGTTTATTGATCCTTCTTTAAGAGATGATCCGAATCGAAAATACGACACTGTCCCCGGATGGTTATGGGTTATTGACGGTCAATATCTTGTTCGTAAAAGAATCAGCCCATGGCGAGACGCAGAACCGCCTTATGTGAAAGGGAATTACATTCGAATTCCTAATAGTTTTGATGGGATTGGGATTGGTGAATTGTTGGGAAGCCTTCAAATTGAAGCCACCGAACTAAGAGCGTCAAACATAGACAATATCAATCTTTTCATGAACAAAATCACGGCGGTTTTGAAGGATAAGATCCCCCGTGGTGAAGCGTCCAGGCTAGTTTCTGAACCTGGTGCGTTGTGGATGTTTGAAGGGATAGACGATATTCGTAAGGCGATCCAGATTATTGATTGGCCTCAACAAGGGCCTGACGTGTGGAACGCACAAGCCCAAGTTGCGAGAGAAGCGGAAGAAGTGTCTGGCGCGGTTAAAGCGACGTTAAGCGTGGGTGGTTCTGCATCTGAGGCTGGCGGTGGGACATTCCGAGGTCAACTTCTTAACCAGCAATCAGCAACAGAGCGATTTATGCTTTATGCGCGGGTTATGGAAGTTTGCGCTCTCCAAAAAGGGATGAAAAAGTTTTATTCCAGAATTTATCAGTTTAAGAATTACCAAGATATTATGGACATATTAGGTCCGACCCAGAGTATGGAAATTGACCCAAACACTGGCCAAAAGAAGCCATTTGAATTAATAGCGCCGGAATTGCTTGAAAAGGTTGCCAAACTGGTTCCTTTGGGGACAATGACTTTAGAGAATAAAGGCGTAAAGATCGCTCAAATGAATCAATTCACACAGACGTGGTTGGGAATGCCCTTCTTTAAGAAGTTAGAGATGGCTCGTAAGCAGTGGGTTGAGATGGGATTCCCTGAGCCAGATTCAATTCTATTTTCAGATGAAGAAATGAAGATGTTTAACGATTTCCAGAAGCAGATGTTAGGTCAAGGTCAGTCTGTTCCTCCTCCGGGAATCCCGGGAGGACAACAAACTCCCGTGAATCCCGGTGGTTCTCCGTTTGCTGGTGGAACGCCTGCGCCGACGAACGGGATGTTAAGAGGCGCAACTCCTCCTAACGGTCCTGGTGTCAGTCCGTTGGACATAACTGGGTCCAAGATATGAAGTATGAGGAAATTATATACAAGCCTCAGAAATTAGAGATGAGTTTGGCTGCGGCTGGAGAATGCATTACACGGGTTTTGTCTGATATTGACCGGAACAAAGAGTCAAATGTAGAAATAGCGCGTAAAATATTAGCGAAATTGGGTTTTAAATATGTCGGTTAAAGAAGAAGATCAAGAGATAAAAATTATAAGGCCAAAAATAAATGCTGCCAAACAATTCCCGAATATTGGAATGCAAGATCTTGTCGATTTATTAGATTTTTTTGGATTTGAAGTAGAATTTCATCTTGTTCCAAAGGAAAAACCACCAACAACATGAGCGTAAAAGAAGAAGAAGATCAAAAGGCCAAAGAGCGGGCATCGGCTTATCACTTAATGATGAATATGTGGGCCTTCAAAGACTTCCTAGAATTGATTTCCAGCGTCAAGAATGATGCGGTCAAGTCTTTATACCAGATGCCCAACGAACAGGCCACGGAAGCAAAATTTGGCGAGATTAGAGGCATCCTGAAAGCCATAGACAAGATTGAACGTGAATTAGATTACATACTTAGTTACAAGGAGGGGATATGAAACCTAAAGGCAAGAAAGGCAAAAAAGGGTCCTGTTAGTTTAATTGGAGAAATTTCAATGGCAGATAAAAATCTAATTCGTAATCAAGTGGGTGATGTTTCTATTTACAAGAAAGATCCAAACCCTTCTCCTGGTGTTTATCGTTCGCAAACGGCCAAGACGATTGTTCCTAGTGGTGGGGATGTAGATATGGCCTTATTGGGTGGATTGCCAAAAAGGGTTTCTAGTTTTCAGTTGATGGATAAGCATGGGAATGAAATTCATCATTCAAAAAGGGAATTTGATCCAACCTCGACGCAAAAGACAACTCCGGTCGCAGCGGTTCGGGGATAACGATTTAGACCGGAACCCAGGGATGGGCGGTCAGGAGGCAGTAAATGAGCAAAGACGTGGAAACGAAACCAGAGGCTAAAGCTGAGGTTCTTGAGTCTGAAAAGATTCTTGCTGATATTGAGGCATTATCGAAGGGGAAAACTCCACCCTCTGCGGATGCATCGAAATTGGCGACTGAAGCAAAGCCTGCTGAATCGGAAAAAACGACATCGGAGAAGGCCCCAAAGCCGACGATGGAGCAGGAACCGGCCCCGAAAGGGAAAGCTGAGGAAACGAAGGCCCATGACGATAAAAAGTCTGGTAAGCCTGAGGTGGACATTAGAGAATGGGCGAAAAGGAAAGCGATTAATCCTGACGATACCGAATCGGTATTGAAGGCTTATCGGGAGATGGAAAGGAAGTTGTCTCAGATTAACGCGAATAAGGTGCAGGATAATAATGTTCCACAAGGAAATGTTCCACGTGGAACAACTGAAAACCAGCCTTATCAGCCAATTCCAAATTGGCAGCCGCCACAATCTGGATTCACCCCACAGCCAGCATGGAATGGGTGGCAACCGACATATCCAACTGTCCAACCTCAGTATTTAGACAGGCGCAGCATTATTGAGCAGGAAGCGGCGCGATTTAACATGACTCCGGATGATTTAGAGCGTCTTTTGCCTCTAGTCAATGAAGTAACGGAACTTAAATTGAATCGTGAAAGACAAATGCTTCAAGCAAAATATGATGCCCAGCTTGCAGACTTAAACCGAGGGAATAAGCGCAATGCCGAATTCAATGAGCTAATGGCGGATCCGTTATTCACCACGCCAGAGGTCGCATTTGAGATCGACCAGATCATGGCTGAAAATCCCAGACGCCTACAACTCGAACCGACGCCGTGGACTAATATGTTTAAAGACGCATTAGAACGCATAGCGCGGAAAAACTTGCAGGGAAAGAATAATCAAGAGGAAGTTGTCCAACATCCGACGAATCCCCCAAAAGAGGGAGGGCGCGGAAATAGTCCCGTTGTCCCAGTTTCGAATTCTCCCGGAACCATTTTGGAGAAATTTAAAGACTTAGATGCTGCGGAAATGGAAAAGCAGTTGGCTTCTATTGGGGCAATTCCTCCAAGATAGTTCACTTGCAGGCGTAGGAAGAACCTACGATTAAGGTTGTGTTATGGCAGACTTAGTAACAGATGCAAGCGGAGCAACTATTAGCTCCATGATCGGTATTTATTACCGAAAAGTGTTTCTCGAACGACTCGAAGCGAATCTCGTTTACGACAAGTTCGGGGAACAAGAGCCTATCCCAATGAACAGTGGTAACACGATTCTGTGGCATCAACTGGTCAATCCTGGACTTGGTTATGATCTTCCAGACGGAGCGATTCCTAGTTCCTCTGCGATGTCAGCTCGAAAAGTTTCTGCTTTACTTTTCTATAAAGCGGACTTGAGGGCCATTTCTGATCAAGTCGATATGACGGCCGTCTGTCCGGTTGTGACCGAGACAGT